AACGGGTCGCCAAAGGCTCGAATCCAGGGGGTCGCCCTATAGGAACCCTCAGAGGTATTTAGCGCGTAGCATTTTGTTAACTTGAGGCTCGTCCTTTTCACTATTCTGTTCTCTCCAACATACATTTATCATCACCCATCTCAGATGTTTTAAATCCAAAGTGTTCTAATATGTATGCTATTTTACTCATTTCATATGTTTTAATATCGTCAAATACAAATCGTGTGCCAACCCTGGATCGTGGCGCGAAGAACATAACTTCTTCTAATACTTTCTCCGTAGTGTGTGGTCCATCAAAGTGTACAAAGTCATAGACGTTTACTAATTTCTTTTGACCGTTTTGATAGATAGGCAGGCCACCACCAAACAAATTAAAATATTCTGTATCTTCTAGTTGATACAATATAAAATTCTCATGGTTTTTAAATTGACTTAAAAAAGTTTGTTTCATCGAGTTAGGGTACGTAGGTACCTTTGGTGTACCATCTTCATTTATCAACGGTCTACCTTCAAAGTCTGTCCAGTATGCAACTGTACCATTCTCACGATCAATTTGTTTATCAAGATGTTTGTAAAGTAAATCACCATACGGATCGATACCAACATGAAAATAATTTTTGTCTTTCAATGCATCAGTAATAACAAGAGTGCCATAACCTTCTCTAACTCCAACTTCTACAGTAAGATAGAATTGTTGAGGTCGTAAACCTTTTACCCATGACTCCAGTAGTTTATATTCTACGCTATCCCCTCTCATTTTTTCTCTTCATCCTTTTCATTTCTGAGTACAACTCTTGCATTTGAAAGTGAGTGCAATTCATTACAAAAAAAGCTAACTCATCTCTCATAGATTTTTGTTCAGCATGTGCCTTTGCTTTGTTTTCTTGTTGCACCATATCAATGCCCCATCTTGTTTGATCTGTCATTTTATATTCTCCTCAAAGTATTTTTTTGCTTTCTTACGTACATATTCATGGTCAAACCCTGCATATTGGCATACCATTGCAAAGTCTCTGTTTGGTTCCAAAAAATACGCACGTGCTCTTTCACATTTGTAACCTCTTCCAATGCCATAGTCTCTCCAACCTTTTCCTATTGCATCTTCTAAAGCTACAATTAAAACATTTCTCCAAAGGCTACGCTCTGGATTTTTTCTTTCGCCAAGAACGTTAACGGCTTTTGGAAATAGATTTTGTAAGTTTGCCATTTAATTTCTTCGCTTTCTCATCTACTAACATTCTAATCACTTGTGCTCTTGATAATGTGACCCCTGGTGCCAGAAGCTTGGTCATCTTATCAATCTTATCATAGCAAGCATGATCGACTGCGAGACTTTTGTATTTGCTTATGTCTGTCATCTAGTATATCCTTTCGTTAATATCTAAAGATATAGGATATTTATATAATTTTACAAGGGTTGTCAATGAAATTTTTTTTAACATTATACGTATGTTCTGTACTACATAACAACTGTTTACCTATAAGTCAGGAGATGCACACATATCAACAATCTCATGATACATTTGACAGCTGCATCAAAGATGGTTTAGGCCAGTCCTTTGAAGTTTTTTTCAACGGTGAAAATTTAAAACAAGATCAGATAAATAAAGGTAGACTCTATCCTAAATTTACCTGTGAACCTTATACTCCGGAGCAGGCAGAAACCTAATCAACTTTCATTGTTAAGTGCGTCATAAGCATGATGTTTATTTTCTCCTTGTTGATTAACATAATGTAAAAATACTTGAGCCATTCCTTCTCCTTTGTAAACACCAGGTCTCCCATGTTTTTGCTCACATCCAGCGTACATGAGAGCTTCTCCTTCTTTTAATTCTATTTTATTTCCCTCTATAATAAGAGGCCAGTTGTCATATTTTTTTATACAAGCAGTTATAGATATCTCACACGCTTGTCGATCAGTATGTTGAGATAGCGTCGCTCCAAATACATAATATCTCCAATAAGAATATGTTGGAAATAATTTTAAATTAGATTCTCTTTCTACCAGAGGCAACTTAGTATCTAATAAAGCAATCATCAATGGGTCCTTGTACCAACAAGGAGAGAACGATTGAGGGTCTGTTTTAATATTTGTCATACGATCTAATTGATTGTAGCAATACTTTTGATAGACTTTTAATTCGTCTTTAGAAAAAAAATTTTTAATTACTTTATAATTTACTGCAGCCATGCAACTATACTATACCTAATTCCTTTAGTTATTGGTTCAATTGTGTGTGGGTACATAAAATTACTTGGAAAAAATACTATTGTTCTTTCTTTTAATTTTAATCTTTTAACTTCGTTTTCTCTTTGATCAGTAAATACTAAATCTCCACCTTCATAATCTTGATTTAAATTTAATATTACACTTAGATGCCTTGGAGCATCTGTGTAGTGATCTGTATGAATTTCATATTTGTTGCCGGGCTCGTATTTTAATAAATCTATTTGATTAATTTTATAGCTGGACATTTTAGGAAACTTAATTTTATAATGAATATATAATCTTTGTATTTCTTCTTTAATGTAATTCCAATAAAACAAATTAGTAGGTGTATCAAAATTTAAATGATGACCTTTTACATCACGTATGTTTTGTATTAATCCATCTCTAACTTTAAGATTTTTTTTACTTCTTGCTTTTGTAATATTAATTATTCTTTTTGCAAAGACAGGATCAATAATATTTTTTAATTCGACAATAGCCTCAGTGTAATACATTATTGAGTTCTGCCTTGACGATTGTAAGGTTTATATGATCTTTTTTTGTGTTTGTTTAAATTTTTTGTATGACGTCGTGGACGTTTACGAGGTTTTGGTCTAGGTACAAAATGTTTAAATGTTCTCTTGGCCATTTGCTTTTATGTATGCTTTATCACTTTCTGTTAGCTTTATGTATCTTATACTACCATTTACATGTTGTCTAGTGTCTGCTCCACAGTTTGTACATCTATAAAACTCAGATACAATCGCAACCAAAATAGAATCTTCCGCGCATTCTTCACAGTGTCCATGCACGGTATCTATATTTGCAAATGCTTTTTGTATTAATTTATTAGACAAGATCTTTTGCCTTTCCAATTACAGGTTTGTATTTTGTTTTACCTTCTGATTTATACGCGTGTAAAAATTGTTTTCTTGGTTGATCACTAGTATAACTACAATGTATCCAACCACTGTTTGGCTCACCAGGAGTATAGAACTCCAATATCAATTGATCATATTCTAGATTCTGATGAATCCAGTCAGCCAATTCTGCATTGTCTGTGCCCATACATTCAAAGTCTGCTGCCTCCGCTTTAGCATGCTGTGAATTTACAGAGCTACCAATTTTTATACACAACGCCTCGCTACGAAAACCTGACGTTACTTTTACTCTACCGAAGTGATCACGTACTGGCTGTAAAATATTTTCACAAAGTGCTTTTAGTTTTTCTATCTGACCTGAATTAGGATTGTTATTAATATCTAATCTGATTGCAGTATCAGATTTGATTAATTCTTGAAGGGTAAAATTACGACTCAGATTCATTTTTATACCTCTTTCTATTATATCGTTTTTTGTTTTTAATTACAAGTTGCCTGAAGCGTGGTGTACGGAGCATTTTTGCAATCTTATTCGATGATGAGTTTTTTGATTGATTTTGAGCCATCTATGTTTGATTCTAATTCTGCCTCACCCTTCCAGCATTTGTACATAACAGTTTCTGAAAATTGTCTTTCCGCTTGACGCTTGCCGCGTAAACATTGTGCCATGCCATCAACCTGTAAACGTGCCTCCTTGATCTCTGCGTTTACAAACATAAGTAAGGCTACCACAGACTCTATCATTGTGAGTAACTCCCGTTCTTGTAACCTATTTCCCTATTTGCATCTTTTAATTTTTCAATATCTTCTAATACTTTATCCATTTGTTTTCTTAAAAATTCTATATTTACTTTATTCAAAGCCATTCCTTCAATGTGTTCAGATAACTTGTCCGTGGTTTTATAAAGATCCTCGATCATCATGTATTGCTCAGAATCGGCGGGCAATGAACCTAGTTGTCCACGTGGCCATTTAATCCTAAACTCTGTATTCTCTTCAAGATCTTTTTCCATCAATTGTATACGTGTGTCTGCAATGTTAAGACGTTCTACAATTTGAAAATAACCCATCGTGCCGAGGGCTACGATTACGATCAAACTAGCAACCGTCTTCATAGGCATTTGCACTTTTGCCTCTTCTCCGATGGTTAATGGTTTATTGGACATGTGGTCCTCCGCAGAAAGCCAGAATGACTAACATTACAATTAGTAAACCTGTAAAGTAATAATTCATCCTGGCTATCTCCATAAATCTATCCATTCAGCCAATTGTGTATTTTTTTAAATGGCCATGCAATAATATTCCAAATCCATTTTACAACTTTTTTTACCATGTTATCCTCCTCATGTGTATGCGAAACATCTCCACCTTCATGTGCGTGAGTTACGCCATCATCGTGAGTGTGTTCCATATAGTCATTACCGTGAGCGTGTCCACAATGCGGACACACTTTATCTACGTTAATAGGTGTTATTATAAACCCCATTCCACAGTTTTCACACTTCATTTTTTCTTCTCCTCAATTTCATAGAAGAACTTGTCGGTATCTTCTGTCCG